CCTATTGCAGCGACACCTGCATTTGAAATAGTTATATCACCAGAAGGTGTAACAGCAGTTGGGACGTTAGAGCCGTTACCAACAAGGATCTTGCCATCTGCTAATGCCGCTAATTTGCTGTAATCGATCGCTGCATTAGTCGCTATATCTGCGTTTGCGATAGAAGCATTCCCAGATAATATGACCGTTCCTGTTTGATTAGGCAGTGTAATCGTACGATCAGCAGTTGGATCTGTTACCGCAATTGTTGTTTCATAACCATCATTGGTTGCACCTTCAAAAGAGAAAGAACCTCCATGTCCTATTTCTACTGCTCCTGTAAAAGTGCCACCTGCTTTAGGCATCTTTTCAGTCTCTAATTCTTCTATCGCATCTTGTGTATTAGTACTTGCAACTTGACCATAGGGAGTGAAAGCAACATTCTGAGCGATCTGTCCACTTACGGTTGCGGAAAGATCGATTTCATTCCAACTTGACCCCGATGCATTTGTGACACCTAATATATAATCAGGAGGGTTAAGTGAAGTAACTGGGGCGGGAGCAGAAGGCGTACCAGCCGTTGCAACAACTACATAAACTCCATCAATTGTTTCACTTGGAGTAGGTAAATTTGACCCAACTACTAGACCGGCCGCACTACCTGCTGTAGTAACACTTGCCATCTTAGAAGTTGATGCGTTAAATGTTCCCCCGTTTACCAAACTTCCTTTAGTCAGAGTCGTGATCGCCTGCCAAGCATTCCCGTCCCACAGATATGCATCTTCAGCGACACTGTCAAAACAGAGCATCCCCGTAAATAATGCCGTCGGAAAACCTTGCTGGGCTATAGATTGAACAATACAGGTAGAAGAATTGGCCATCTTTGCGGCCGTTATTGCATCATCAGCGATGCGGGCTATTGGTAAAGTTCCAGAAGTCAGCTTTGCGGCGCTATGGTCTGGCAAATCTGAATCTGCCAAATTAGCAATAGTGGTTACATGCCCCTGAGCGTCGACAGTTAGTTTCGTCCCGGTTCCAGCAACAACTGAATTGCTGTGGTTAAGAGTTCCACTTGCTACGGCAAGTCCCGTACCTGGTAATACGGCACCTTTTGCAGATGAAGTGGCGTCAGGTACGTCCGAGCTGACAATGGCTCTGGAGCCCGTGATTATTCCTTTTGCATTATGCGTAACGACATGATGATTAGTCGCTGCAGTTACATCACTATCAATTTCAACAACCCCGCTATCAATCCTTAAACCTTCGCCGTTTATTTTTACTGCTCCAAGAGCTGAAGAAGTCGCCGTTGGTAAATCTGTACCTGCAATAACTCTTGCACTTACAGCTCCACCTGCTCCAGTAGGTCCAGCGAGGAATTTTTTAGCGGCGTCAGTGTCGTCAATCGTGGCACTGAGTGTATATGTCGTTCCAGAAGCTGTGGAAACAACATTAACAATTCCACTGGTTGATCCAGAGATTGTCGTCGTACCAGCAACTAACGCATCCCAACTGGAGCCATCCCAGATGTAAACCTTATTTGAAGCCCCTGTATCTACAAGGATTTGGCCTGTGAAGTCACCTGATCCACTAGTGCCACTCTGAATCTTGGCAATATCGTTTCCTAACTTTGCCGCTGTTACTTGATCCGCTGCGATATTGGCAGTGACTACGGCATCAGTTGCGAGCTTCCCCGCTGCAATAGATCCACTAGCAAAATTAATCTTTCCCGAAGGAATAGGCGTTCCACTGAGTTTGTTTAGTCCAGCAGTACTGATTAGCTCATTGAACTTAACCTTTTTAGTCTCAGTACTATTAACAATGGCGAGAACGTCCTCGTCATCTAAATTAGATCCGACTACCTCATTGAGGGCCGAAATTTTTGCATCAGCCATTAGGCACTAACCTCCGAGGAATCCTTTAATCAGCTTCAAGCAACAGGTTAGCAGCGGCATCCTGTTCCAGTAAGATGTTGTCGGTATTTTCCTGAAGAACTTTGTACTCGGCTGCTGTCATAACCTTTAGTTTTATTTCCCCTGTCGTTACGAAATCAGCAGTCATTTTGACTAGCTGACCTGTATTAAAAGCAATTGCCGTATTGGAAATAAGCCCTTTTACGTCATACCAAATAACATCATTAGCCACGTTTGAGCCAGCACCACTTGGATCGTAACCATCGATTTTTAAATAGAAGTGAGCGTTAAAAGTGCTTCCTATATCTGATCTAAGAACTAACTGATGCAGATACTGTGATGATTCATATTCACCAGCGCCTACTGTGTCTCGATAGTCCCAAAAAGATTCCAGCCTTCCACTTCCACTTAAAAGACCATTAATACTGTTCTTAAAATCATCGGATAAAGCTGTTGTGTCAACCACTTCAGCAGATGTATTCAGTTCATAAGAAGTGACCTGACCAAGAATCCTATGGATGGCATTTTGAACAGTAAGGCGAACATCAAGTGACCAACCTGCTGATTGAGCTACTAACGAGATTGCATTGGTCGCTCCACCTGACACAGCATGTGCATAAGTTGCGTAAAGCCTGATCCCACCTAGATCATCAACATGAATAAAGAACTTTCCACTTTTTACACTCGTATAGCCACTGATGAAAACAAGGTTGCTATCAGCTCTTATTTCTAATTCATCTCCTGTTATGAGTTCACTTGCATCTCCTCTACTCGCAGCGTCAAAACCAAGTCTTTTGCTAGTCGCAACTACTTCAGCATCATCAATTGTAGTGACAATCTCTCTACCACCGAAGGTTCTCTGTAGTTCAACGCGGCCCTTCGACCCAAGATAGATAGCCATTAGTTAGAGGGTTGCTGTCGTAAGAGCACCCGTTGCTTGGAACGTGATGTCAGTGGAAACAATATCTCCTGTCGCAACTCCTATTTGAGCACCTGTGATATATGCAGTTAATTTCACGTCTGAATACGATGTCCCGTCAGCTAGTCTCAAAGTCAAAGTAACCGTGTCAGTAGAAGAAACTCCAGTCGTACCAGTCTTTACAAGCTTTCTTATAAGTGCGCTGGCATCATTCGTTCCATCATCTTGCTTGTAATAAAGGAGGTTTGCACTGCCATTGAATGACTGGACTCCTGGGGTGTAGCTTTTAACGCTCTCTGACAACGTAGTTGTGTCAAGCAAATTTAAATCAGCGGAAAGGCTCCAGCTTCTAACCTTTACTTGGTCAACGTCACTGAGTTGCAGTGATCCGTCTCTTCCTGTGTAAGCCTTGGCCATTTAGTCAACCTCCGTAAATACAGTTTAAAGGACACCGACAAGGTTGACCTGAACATTGCTAATACCAGGCTTTACTTGAGTCACTTTTGGTGGTTCGGCATAACGCCATTTATCACTGCTGTCTAACGCATCACTGTTGCCTTCCCAACCACTTTTTAATTCTTCATTAATAGCAAAAGCTGTATAGGTTCCTTTTTGAGCGTCAAAGTCATCCAAGAACAACTCTGCATTCGCATCAGAAATATTCTTATAGCTCAAAGCAAGCTGCATTCCTGTCCTCTTCGATCCATACAAAACCCTTGTCTCTACTCCTGATTGAGACGTAAATCTTTTAACAGGAAAGTCTCCTGGTGAGAAATTCCGTGAACTAGGGGTGAGCGTAGGAAAAGCCATTTACAGATGGATGGTGTACTCGCTATCAGTAATAACGTCCTTAGCTATCAAGCTAACAAAAGAGTTGTCACAGGGAAACTCACTTGCCGTTATTTGAACAACCATATCCTCACCAAGAGTAAGACTTTCTACTCTGTAAACATTCTGAGAGGCTGTTGTGTTCTGAATAGTAAAAATACTGTTATAGAAAGTTGCATCGGAAACGATGCCTCCCGAAACGGTCATGTGCCCTAACTTTGCTTCATCTTCACTACCTGTGACGTAGTACAAAATGGAATGATTACCATCGGAAATATCACTAGCGCTTAGTATCACTCCTGAACCGTTGATTGAACCATTAGCTGCTGGTGAATAAGGAGTTGTTTCTGTGACTACTTTTATAAAATCACCAGGCGCGAGATCTAAACCATGAGGTGTTGTTGAAAAGGAAATTGTATGTGTTATCCGCTCTCTTAATGACAAAACGTATTTACCAAAAAGTTTCGCATGATGTTCTGTTGTACAAAAAGCTGTTAAATCAAATGGTTCAACGGGTAAGTTATTGGATGAAGTAGAAGTACGTTTCAAAGATAACTCTATTGTTTTCTCTTTAGCTAACGTATCTTCTTCCTCTTGCCTATATCTAACTACTGCTTTACAAGGTTTTCTTTCTTCTCCTGATAAATAAATAGTTTCAAAACTGTCTTCAATGATATTTCCAGTAGTAAATATTTGTTTAATATCAACTGCGTTTGTTCCGTTTATTTCTCCTCCGGCCCTTACAGGTAAAGCTGGACGTACACTAAATCTGCCATCTTTTAATACAGCATCGCATAGAAAGGAAGGAGCTGTTGAAGAGATAAACTCCCTAATACTTCTTGGCTTAGAAATAGTACCATTACAAAATAGTTTATTCTTACGAAGAAATTTTGAGGTTTCTGCTAAGTCCTCTTTGTCTACAAGTAACTCGCTTGTCGTATCAGAGATTCCCAAAATTCGCCCTGCCCCAGCGACTTCATCTGTAAGTAAATAGTAAACAAGGTCAGTGTATAAATTACTAGGACCAATAGTATTACCATCGTCAGGATGTAAATTCCTTACGTGGATTCCTTCTTTTAACCAACACCTTAGCTGATCTATTTGCGAGAAATTTCTACCTGCTTTTAAAGAGAGGCCAGAGATAGTCATCTTGTCATAATTTGGACTCTGATCTTGAGGATTACTTACTATTTCATTTAGATATGAAACAGTGTGCTCAGGCTGACTTAAATTAGATTTATTAACCAAACTATCCCCATATAAGCTTAAGTCAGCGTATTGACTTTGCTCTTCAAATATACGGTCTGCATGTTCTACATGGCTTGAAACCTCAACCTCACCTACTGTGTTAATCCTAAATATATATCCAACTTTTGTGTTCGGAACTCTAAAGGGATTTCCAGAGGAGACTGTTTTCTCATAAGTAGTCGTGTCCCCTTCGTTCCATGCAGTCCCAGTGCCTGAGTCTTGAACAACATTTATCTCGTGTTCAGGTCCCCAACTCCTTGTGATGCCAGGCCAAACATCCCCTTGATGTTCAATAACTCTGGCCTTCATTTCTAGTTTTAATGCGCTCAGATCAGTGACGGTTATAGTTTTTTCATATCCAGGATTCAAGCTTTCTGGATTACCAAAAAGCTCCCAACGCATTGCATGTGCTTTCCCTAAAGTAGAATCTTCGTCTTCTGTGACAGAAGCTATCTTTATGCAAACACATCCTTGAGTTAAATCTGGATAACCACTACGAGATTTAAACGGGTTGCTACCACCTAATGTTCTACAAATACAAAACTCATCACCCACATTCCATTCGCCACCAGGGGGCCTGACGTTATAACTCTGTGTATCTTCCCAACGATAATCTTGCCCACTCCAATGATCTGGGTCGTATGTACGTCTAACTTCATATTCAATATTTAGTTCTTTACCTCCTATATCCTCCCTTACCCATTTCTTCGTGGTTGCTCCGGCAGCAACAAGACTTGTCTCTGCACTTCCGAAAATCTCATGATAGAACCCTCCATGCCTTCCTCCAGGTCTTGAACTATCTCCAGGTGTGCCATCATTTCTAACGAAGGTTGCACTCGTAGCTCTTGTGACCCTGTTCCCGGTAGAGGAGGGAAGCTTTTCCGTAATACTTACACCGGTAGGTCTTGAACGAGTGGTTGTCCCACTACCTATAACAGGATTATTCATGAACTCTTTATTGGTCTTAAATTCCTTTTTCTTTATTACTGTTCCTCTTGTTGTTAAAACGAATCTCCCTATATCTGCGACATCAGTATCCCTCTGGACTAAAACTTCATTAGTAGCAGAAGCCTGTAGATAAATAAAAGGCTTCTCGTCTGAATTTCTATGTATATTTGCTCCTGACTTAGGCTTTATCTGATATTCATATAAACCCCTTTCAGGATTTTTGATCCTAATCCAGTTGTACTGATCTACAGGTTGACTACCAATAACAACAAAACTTGCTCCCAGTTGTTTCCACTCGTATAAATTCCCGCTTGAATCTTTCCCTGCCTTTCTTACCATAATAACAAAGGCCGAAGCCCTCTTTATATAGGCATTAGTTGTTCCACTCTGTAATGCAATCTTGTCATCATCTGCGTCATGTAATTCTGTAGGAGTTGGAAGAGTTTGAAAATTACACAATCCATTAAGTTGTTGATAAACACGACTTCTTATTCCAATTTCTACAACTTCGCATTCCCTTGTTGTCCGAATAATTGATTGAGCAACCCTCATCAAAGGAAAGAAACCAGCACCAGGCATGTCACCAGCGTGTGGTCTATCGCCAATGTAGTGAAGAGCTGGCTTTATCATATCTTCGGAAACAATCCCAATCTCATTGCTTGTTCCATCTGCGGCCACGTCATCAATGCACTTGAGTGTAATAAGTTGTTGTTCCTCCTTTTCAGCGTTCCATCGTTGCAAAGACCTGTGTGTAACTTGCCAATAAGTAAGCCCTATTTGAAATATTTCTCCTACTTGAAGCTGATCGTCAGCCGCCTCATTCATGCTATCAACCGTACTATTAATATCGTCAACTTTATTTTTTCCATTATTGTAAAAATCGACTGGTATTTTATTGGCAGCTCCGCCTGCCGTTATCTTAAATACAATTTCATCGTCCTTATTAGCATTAAGTACACGGAGTCTTTCGGAACTAGATGCTGTATATTCTGTCGTCCCACTTTTTAGTTTAACTACTCCCATCCTTCTGCTATAAGCCCTTCCCGTACCAGCCATCCCCTTCCCGTGGAAGTGAGGTTCATCGACCTTAGCTTCTGTTCCATCTTCTTTTAATACACCTGCTATTTTTATTCTTTCATAAGCATTTTGATTCCCAGGGTCATCGTCTCCTTTAACATTTAAAATCGGTATAATTCTCCAATTAAGTAGATAAATAGTACCGTTCGCTATAGGGGCGAAACACCCGAATTCCCTGTTATTGCTAGGGGATTGAGTTGCTGAAAAGCCATCATCATTGTCTCCGTTAGCGGTCGGACAGAGGAAAATATCATCGTTAGTTTCTGGGTCTCCGGACTGTCTCTGTGCTCTTGAGCCGTAGTGAAAATTGCCTGCCCTTATTCTGTCTTCCTGGAGTGAATTATTCCTCTTCCAATAAAATGCAAAAGATTGTTCATAAATAGCATCTAAAGCATTATTTCCTAAATAAACACCAGATAAAGAGGGCACAAGGATACCATCTGTCGGGTTCATATCCGCATATCCTTGTTCCCCTACAATAAATAACATTTTTATTGATTGTTGTGTGCCCCATGAAAACATCCGAGACCAAACTAATCTTGGTGTGACTAAAACCCCTCCTCCTTGATAAATGTTATTTTCATAAATAGCATTACCAAAAATAATAGGTATTGGATCGTTGAAATTACCTAATTCAGCAGTACTGTCAAAACCAAAAGTAGGATTAAACCGACCAGATTGATTTATATCGTCTAATTGTCTTCTTGAAGTAGAGTCAGGTTTTTTAGGCTTCGGTGCTAACAGCATTGATGCTGCTGTTAGCGTTAATCCAATAATGAGTTGAACAACCCAAGGAGCAATGGGTTTATTTTGTATATCAGGAATATGCTCATAGCCAGCGGGCCTTACTCTTCCTCTTCTTGTAGCTTCAGCAACTAAATATCGATACTCCTCTTCAGTCGCACCAATAGTTTCTATAAGTTGTTTTTCGAACGGAAGCAGTGGAGCTTCGTAAAGTTTCGCGTGGTAGTCCACGCCACCTTTTCCGTGACTGGGTTGCAATAAAGAACTCCTGTCTGCCATATGATTGCGAAATTCCAACTTAATTCAGGTATAAGTAAGAAGTCTCCATCAGTGTACCTAGGGTTATGAACTCTGACGAAACTTCCGTACAGTTCTTTCAAAATGTCTCTCCTGCAGCCGTCATACCAAGCATGGTCGAAAGCTGGTGCAGAAATTCCGAGCCTATCGAAGGCGGTGTAGCAGAGATGTATGCAATCTATGGAGCCGTCGCTCCCATCAGCTCCGAGCCGATAGTTGAGGCCGATTAGATCACTGCAATCTGACATTACTGGTAGGCGGAATATCTCCTACCATTCTCTGTGTTAATTGGCGCTGTGGTACGTCAGAACCAACTGCATCTAAAACACTATTAATAGTTAGAGAAACTTGAGTGTTATTCCATCCACCTGTAGAAACTTGTCCGTAGTACTGACAGAGAACACTAAAAGAGGTTTTGTCATCAGGATCAACAGTTAGTGTCCTTACATGAACGTTCCAAGTTTTTCTTAAAGCTTCATCAGCCCATCCCCTGCTTATCTCTCCATAACTTCCTGACTCTGGACTGTTGGGAAAAACCAAGCTTGCATCTGTACCATCTCCGTTTCTATTGACAGCTACACCTGAAAATCCAAAAGGAAGAAAGATGTAGTAATCACCTTCATAAAGGATCGTTTCTCCAATAAAAAAGTTCTGATACCTATGTATTGTGTTTGATCCTGATTTTAGAGTCAGGAAGTTTCCAACTGCAACGTTACTCATCGAATACCTACCTTATTTCTAGTAGAAGGACTGCTTTGTAACCTCCTTAAGGTTGACATTTCTCCTCGTTTTGCACCTTCTGATGCCGCTTGTTGGACACCCGCTTGGAATTGCTCAAAGGTGACATAAGAAACGTCATTAATACGTTCAGAAGTGAATCGAACATCGATAGATCCTCCACCTGCACCGCCTGTTCCACCTGCTGCAACATCACCCCCGCCACCAGCAAGAACATCATCACCTCTTGCTCCTCCAGCATACTTAGCTAAAGCATCTCCCATCTTCGATTCAGGGATGACATATTCACCTTCACCACCTTCACCAATTAATGCGTCCGTTGGACCACTGACATAACCTCCTTCTGCAAGTCCATAGTTGGGGCCAGCAATACCTTTGCCTGTATTCGAATTAAAATAACCCTGACTGCTCATATTTCCTGTATTTCCCCAGGAGCTTGTGAGTGCTCCGACTCCAGCATTGATTGCTGCATTTAAGAAGGAGCGGCCCACTGACTGAGTAATGCTTCTTAAGACATCACCAAGGCTTCTGGCTCCCGTAATTGCTGCCTCAATACTATTAACAATACCCTGTTTAATTGTTTGTGCTATTTCTAAATAGAGCTGTCTTTGTGCTTGCAGTTGTTCTACAAGTTGGGCCTCTTTTCTATACGCCTCTTCATCCCCTGTCCAACCACGTTCTTTTAATTTTGCGATATCTTGTTCAATCTTAAACTGCTTTTCGTTTAATCTAAAATTATTCTCTAATAGTTCCCTCTGTTTTTGTAAATTTTTGATAGGATTTTTTCCTGGCTCATCAAACTGTTTAGTTGTTATATTAGATAAAGTAGCTTCCTGATTATTTTTAACAATATCAGCAGACAACTTAGTAAGTATTTTGTCATATAGTTTCTCATTACCCATAAATGGTATCCCAACCCCAAAAAGCCGAGCCTTCGACTGGCTAGCGGCTTCACCCTTAGCTTTATTATATGCTCCTGGATCTATATTCATCGCCCTTCTCTGTATATCTGGCCCCAAAAGTGCCGATACAAAATTTGTTGTCAGCTTTACTATGCCCTTTAAAGCAGGCGCTAATTCACTCGATAATATTAGAAATAGTCTGGCTGACTTGTCCGCTAAATCGTCAAAAGCTGTATCCATATCCATTAGACCTTTAACACCTTGTGTTCCGATTATGTTTGCCAACTGTTTATTAGCTAAAATTTGAGCTTCACCTGCCTTACCAAACTCAATTAAACTATTAATTTGTCTCTTAAGACCTTCGTCTACCTTCAAACCCATTTGCTCCATTTGTTGAAGAGCAGCTGTAGGTTTCTTCAATGCGTCGCCTAGATTTCGAAGGCTGTCGACTGCTGCGCCAATCTGAGATGCAACAGCAGTAGCAACTAAACCTCCGGCAAACGCTCCACCCTGACCTCCTAAGAATCCGCCAAGACCACCACCTAAAGCACCTGCGGCTGCGACACCTGGGCCTTGCCCAAATAAGAGTGGGAAGGCACCACTAATCATTGCGCCTTGACCAGCATCACCTAATTGGAAACGACCTGGGTTTTGTTGCTGCATCCTGGAAAGCCAACCCTGTCTTCCTGGTCGAACTCTTCCGCCAACAACATTTAAAGGAGAACTCGGAGCGCCAACAGCTCCTCGTTTTTCTACCCAGCGATAATGCTGTTCGGCTGCTTTTGCAGAAGCTTGAGAAGCTGCAAGTATCTCTTTTCCTCTGTCAGCGGATCTCGCGTAAGCGTTTGCTGTTCTCTCATTTGCACGCGCTGTAAATTCAGCAGATCTTTGTTCTTGAATTAGCTGACTACTAGGTAACGCTAATTGTGGCCCTGCTCTTCTTGATATTCGCCCTGCGCGGTCCCCTAATCTGCGAAGACCTAAACCCTGGTTTTGTTGCTTTCTTATCTCCGCTGTCTTTAACCTCTCTAGTCTGAGATTGTGTTGTGCATTTCTTACAAGCTTTTCTGCTTCATGCCCTCTTTGCTTCGCTAAAAGTAAATCTTTTTTCTGAAGTGCAGTAGCTCTTTCGCCAATAGTTTTCCTTATCTTTGTAGTCTTTACGGCCTTTTGTTCCAGTACATCTGATGCGTGCCATAGCCTCTGTCTCTGCCTATCGTTAGCATTCTTCTGTGATTCAAGTTGCAGGAGTGTTTTTGCCTGCTTAGCTTGCTCCTTTATTTCTTTACTTTGGAGTTTTAATGCGCTTGCTTGTTGTTTAGTGGGGGCTAAATTTATAGTTCCCGCGTCTTTAACAACATTCTGTAGTTTCCCTAACTCAGTTTTAAATTGCTGAGTATTCAGTTTTATATTTACCTGATACTCGGCAGCCACTACAAATCCCCAAGATATAGAAGCACTTTAGCGCAGGCGACGGTTTTGGGCTCCCCTCTTCGCATCCTCATATGCTTTTTCCTCACGCTCATTCTTAAGCTCAAAATATGCGTTCCAGGAGAGGAGTTCCTCCATAGACATGCGATTTTTAAGTTCTAAAAGGGTTATTCCTAGGGTTTCGGCAATAAAAAACTGTAAATAAAGGAAGTTATTCTTCGATAGCTCCGCTTTTAGTGGCATCTGTGGTTACCTCGTCAGAGAAACCTTGCATTTTGCCCATTAGATCTAGTAGTACAGCCATCGGTAGCTCGCGCCTGAGTGCTACACGATCACCGTCTGCAAAGAGCTTTTTGCCTGAAACATCTTCTGCTTTTTGGATGATTATTTGAAGAGCGAACTCTAGGCTGCCTTCGTCTTCGTACTTATTTAGAGACTTGAGTGTGTTGTTTATTTGGTCTCTATCAGCGATTGTTAGGGGTTTCCAGTAGATCTTTAAGATAGTTACCCCTTCCTTTTGGATCGTGTAACTGCTTCTTTCTTCAACGTTGAAAGCTTTTTTCAGCTTGTCGATAGCGCGATCTGCTGGCATCGTTTATGTAGTGTATTTTTGTAGTATAGACTATACCTTTGTTATAAAGCCAAGTTTCTTGAAGCCCTTATCCATATCTTTCATTAGAAATTCTCCGCGTCCATGATTTAAATAAAAGTAGAACCAATTTGGTGTAGGTGGTCTTGGGGTTATTTGTGCATAACTAGCGTGAGTTTCATATGTAACAGGTTTACCTTCAAAATTAGGTCTAGTCGCTCCAGGGGCATTAACGACGAAGGCCGCGTAGTCCATCATGTTTCCGATATACAGAGCTTTCCCTAATTTGGTAGGTATTGGGGGTTCTTTTACTGGAGCACCTCTCGGAGATCTAGGTGGAATTTGATCTTGCAGGACAGGGGATATCGTTGTTCCTCCACCAGCTACAGCTCTTTTTAGTTCTGCTGGAACAGGTGTATTACTTATTGTCCACGCTCTATTAAAAGAACCTGTCCACCAAGGACTTACATATTGAAGACCGTAGTGAACTTCGACGGCTGCGTAACTTACAGCTTCTTCAACTATTTCCCCTAAGTCATCAGCTAAATGTTTTAGGTCTCTAGGCATTGGCAGTGAAGTCGCAACTAACGACACTTAAATGATGACTGTCGGTGGCGTTACGGACAGAAGTTGGTCCTGTTACAGCTGAAACTCGCGGGCTTACTGAATATGTGTCGCTATACCCAGAATCATTCACGGATATAAGACCATCAATAACTGATTCGGCTATGGCGTTGGCAACAGCACTTCCTTTGTTTGCTGGAGTCATAATTCCACAGCGAATAGCACCGCTATAAAAATCTTGGGCTCCGCCTTGAGGTTGGAGCGTTGATTGCTCAAAATCCAGACTTACCATTACGTATTTTTTGGTTTTACCTGGAGTTGTGAACGGCATGTTGTCAAAAACAACCGTTACTGTTGCGTCAGCGTTATTAACTGCTGTTTTTATTGCAGTTTCAAATGCAGCGCGGGCCTTAACTAACGTCATTAGAAAACTACCGTTATACGAAAAAGATACTCTTGACCACCTCTATATGTCCTGATGTCTTGGATCTTCGCAAAACGAGTCGATCCAGAGAAGGTCAAGGTAACTTCGTCTTGTAGTAGAGGTTGACTGTTCCCTATTAGATCTGGGGTTACATAAAGACGTGCTGTGTTTTCCTGGAAGCCTGAATCTTCGTTGGATTGGATGAATTCAACAGGAACTTTGATGTTGTAAGCAGTATCAGTTGTGGTTACTGCCCCTGTTGCTGTGTTGTAGCTAGGTGATGTCTTGCGTGTGTAAGTGATGCTTGTATTCAGAGCAGAACCAAGATCAGCAACAACTTGCTTGGCTACATCTTTGAAGAGTGTGTCTAGAGCTGCCATTTAACCCCTCACTAAACGAACTTGATAACTAGCAGAGCCACCAAGACAATAAGCGCCAAGATAGGACTGAAGCCACGGATATACGTCGAAAACATTGTTGATCGTTCCAACGCCTTGACTATCAGTGTTGTATTTAACCTCAATATCCCCTAGTTTTACTTCTTCGTAAGTTCCGTCAGTACCTTTATTCCCTGTTATTGCATCTGTGTCATTTGCTAGTGCGCGAGCTAATTCATATTGGGCATTCTTTATGTTGCTTGGGATAGCTGTACAAACTAACTCAACATTATCTACGTGATAATTATTTCGAGGCCACTTCAATGCTTGATCGTTGTCACATCGATCTCCTAAAAAATTAAGAGTATCAATCCATCGACAAGCAGAAATTAATGCTCGATTCTTTTGATCATCAGATTTGTCGTCCCAGGTGGATTCTTCTGGAGCAGTCTCGAAATATGTGTTGGCCTCAGCCAATGTCACATAGCTATTTGAAGTCTCCCCCTTCAAAGTAGCGGTGATTGTTGCAGC